GCAACGGCAACCTGCCGACCCACCTGTTCCTTTCACCGAACCGTTGGGCCGCGCTCGGCAACCTGAGCGACACCGCAGACCGTCCGCTGTTCCCGCAGGTCGGCCCGATGAACGCCTACGGCAACCTCGCCCCAGGCACACTCGCAGGCAACGCTTTCGGCCTCCAGGTGGTCGTGGATCGCAACTTCGCATCCAACACCTTGATCGTCGGTGACGCTTCCGGCTTCGAGATCTTCGAGCAGCAGAAGGGCGCAATCTCGATCGACAACCCGTCGACGATTTCGCGCACGATCGCATGGCGCGGCTACTTCGCCACGCTCATGATCGACTCGACAAAGTTCGTCAAGGCCGCTGTCGTCGCCTGATCCTGACTGACTGACTGAGAGGGCTGCACCATGGCAACATTCACCATCACTCACGCGATGAGGTTGGATGGCTACGCCGTGGTGCAGACCCTCGAAGCCACAGAAATCGGAATCGGTCAAACGATCACAATCAGCGGAGCGACCGACGCAACCTTCAACGGCACTTTTACCGTGCTCGCTGTGCCCGTCTACAGGTACGACGGCATCGACACCGAAGGCGACTTCCTCTACGAATACGACGACCTCATCCCCAACCAGTTGCTTTTCGCCGACGCCGGAAACGACGTCCAGCGCGGCAGCTCTGCCGGGACGATCACGTGGACCCAGACCTGCACCTGGATCACCAAATCAGCCGTCGAAATCGCCCTGGGCTATGTGCCCGCCGGAGACGACGCCACCTACCTGACGACGTGCACCAACGCGGCGAACGCTTTCGCGTTCCGCCGACGTAAAGCCGCCGGATATTTCGACTCGTTGACAACTTCCCCATCTGGAGACGTCACCCTCGGCACCACGCTCTACGCAATGGCCCTGTACCGCGAACGCGGCTCGGTCGACTCGTTCGCGTCGTTCCAAGACATGACCATCACCGCCGCGCCCGGAACGATGGGACAGATCATGCGCCTACTCGGTGTGAACCGAAGCCAGGTGGCGTGAGGTGTCAGCCACCGGGATCTTTGCGGAGGCACGGTCCGCGATCGTCACCACGTTGACGGGTCTCGGCTTGGCTGCCATCACCGATCCCCGCAACCTGCGGCCCCGTTCGGTGCTGATCGACCCGCCAACTTTCAGCGCGTTCACGTACAACGTGGGCGACATCGAGTTCACCCTCCGCATCGTTGCCGCACCACCAGGCAACCAAGACGCCGAGGACTACCTCATCACGACCGCCGACACGATCATGAACTCGGCCCTTTCCGTCACAAGCGGCAGGCCGACCCTCACGGACATCGGCGGGCAAACCCTTCCCTCATACGACATCACCGTCGCCGTAGCGGTACGGCGAAACTAAAGGAGAAACCATGCCAGCTACGTTCTTGTCCAACGCGACGATCAACATCACGCAGGGCGCAACCACCTACGACCTCAGCGCAGAAGCCAACCAGGTCACCTTGACCGTTGGCAACGACGCCCTGGAGTCGACAAGCTTCGGCGACGCCGGCCGCACATTTGTTGCGGGCCTGCAATCCGTCGAAGTCTCCATGACCCTGTTCCTCGCCTACGGCGGCTCTGGCGCTACAGCAGAAACCGAAACCGCAGTCCACGCGATGGTCGGCAAATCCTCAACCTTGGTGATCTCGCCGTCCGGCACCACCGAATCCGCCTCGAACCCCGAGTACACGATCACCGGCGCATACCTCGAAAACTTCACGCCGATCAACTCGACCGTCGGAGAACTCGCCACCCTGGAACTGACCTTCACCGGCGGCACCTGGGCCCGCGACATCACCTGATCCAACAATCCCTAACCGTGCCTTAGGAGGACACCATGAAAATCACCCTTTCAGTAGACACAGGAGAAGGCCCCGTCCAAGTGACGACCAACTTCATGAACGTCATCGAATGGGAACGCAAATACAAGCGCCGCGCCGGAGATCTCGCCACCGGCATCGGAGCCGAAGACCTCGCTTTCCTCGCCTACCAGGCAAGCAAATCGGCAGGCATCACCGTCCCGCTCCAGTTCGATGACTTCGCAAAGAAGATCGTTTCGCTCGAAGTGGTCACGGAGGAAGACACAAACCCTACCCAGCAGGGACCTGGAGCCGCGGCCTAGCACAGTTGCTAGTGACCACCGGCTTTTGGCCCCACGACATTCCGTTTGAGCCACGGGACCTAGCAACCGCGATCGACATCATCAACAAGTCCAGAAAGGAACGCCGATGACAGCCCGAGCCAACATCGAAATCGTCGGCATCAAGGACGACCTGCGGACCATCCAACAGCTCGACAAAAAGATCCGGCGAGAAATCACCAAGGACTACAAAAAAATCGTTGAAGAACCAATCAACGAAATCAAGCGAAGCCTGCCAACCAGCGCCCCACTTTCCGGCTGGGAACGAAACTGGACAACCCGATCCGGCTTCCGCATGTTGCCGTGGAACGTTTCTCTAGCGCCCCGCGGAATTAAAGCGTTTGTTTCCGGCAAACAACCCAAAGAGTTTCGGGGCGTCGTCAAAAACTTGGCCGTTTTCGGCATCAGGTGGACCGCAGCTCAGGCGACTTTATTTGACATGAGCCGCGCCGGAAACACGCCGCAAGGCACCTGGATGGTCCGTAGCCTCAACAACCGCTTCGGCAAAGCATCCCGAGTCATGTGGCCAGGCTACGAACGCTATGCCGACCGCGTCGAAAAAGAAGTAAAAGAACTGGTGCAAGGCGTCGCCAAAACCGCTGACCGCCTAGCCGCACGGAGGGCCGCCTAATGGCAATAACCATTCCCATCATTTCCGAGTTTGACGGCAAAGGCGTTTCCAAAGCCATACAAGAGTTCAAGCAACTAGAGACCGCAGGCGAAAAAGCCCAGTTTGCTATCAAAAAAGCCGCGATCCCAGCAGCGGCCGCGGTTGGCGGCCTTGCCCTGGCAGGCTTCTCGGCGGCCAAAGCCGCGATGGAAGACCAGAAATCGCAGGCTGAACTTGCCCGCACGTTGAAGACCTCGACCCAAGCGACCGACAACCAGGTGAAAGCCACCGAAGACATGGTTGGCGCGTTGACGTTGGCGACCGGCGTCGCGGATACCGATCTCCGCAAAGCCCTTTCCACACTTGCCCGCGGCATGGGGTCCACCGAACTAGCGTCCGAAAACCTGCAAATGGCCCTGGACATCAGCGCCGCCACCGGCAAAGACCTCACAAGCGTCTCAGAGGCCCTCAGCAAGGCCTACAACGGCCAAACGTCCTCCCTTGCCAAGTTGGACCCGTCCATGCGCGGACTCGTCAAGGAGGGCGCATCGTTCAACGAGATCGGCCAAATCATGGCCAAGACATTCGGCGGCGCAGCTGCAACATCAGCCGAAACCGCCGAAGGCCGTTTCAACCGAATGAAAGTTGCCATCGGCGAAACCCAAGAGTCAATCGGGATGGCCCTACTCCCCATTGTTGAAAAGCTGTTGCCCTACCTCGAACGCATGGCCGCATGGGTCTCAGAAAACACCGACCTCATCGTCAAAATCGGGGCCGCCGTCGGAGGCTTCGCCGCCGCGATCCTCGTGATCAACGGCGCGATGACCGCGTTCAGCGCCATCCAGAAAGCCGCGACCGGAATCCAAGTGGCGTTCAACCTTGCCATGAACGCAAACCCGATCATCCTGGCGACCGCAGCGATAGTCGCTATAGGCGGGGCCGTCGTCATCGCCTACAAGAAGTTCGAGCCGTTCCGCGACATTGTCGACTCGATCGGACGTTTCCTCAAAGAAGCCTTCACGAACACCGTCGACGCAATCAAAAGCGGCATCAACGCCTACGTCAACGTCTATAAGACACTTTTCAACCTGGTCGCAAAAGCCTGGAACGCAACGATCGGCGGCTTCGGCTTCGAGGTCCCAGACTGGGTACCAGGACTCGGCGGCAAAGGCTTCAAGATCCCCGAAATCCCGATGCTCGCCGCGGGCGGCCTGGTGACTAGCCCGACCCTTGCCATGATCGGCGAGGCAGGCCCCGAGGCTGTCGTCCCGCTTGACCGCATGGGCGAGTTCGGCATGGGTGGCGGCGTCACGATCAACGTGCACGGCGGCGACCCGAACTCGGTCGTCGACGCGCTCCGCGCCTACATGCGCCAAAACGGGTCGGTCCCCATCCGAGTCGGGAACGCCTACTAATGAACGTCATTTTCAGGTTCTACAAAGTCATCGGCGGCGTAGAAACCGAAATCCCCAACCTACTAACCGCCACCTGCAACATCGGCCGCCGATCCCCACTTGACGCATACCGCGCAAACACCGCCGCGGTCGAAATCCGCTACCCCAACGGCTACGCCACCCCCGACCCCGATCTTGTGCCAGGCACCGAAGTACGGCTTTACACCGACGGCGGCCTTGTCTCCGGCGTCCCAAGCAAACGCCAAATCTTTGCTGGGGAGATCGCCGACGTCGAGGTCACCTACGGCAAGCCATACCTGTCAAACGTCGGCCCCGCCGACATCCTCACGATCACCTGCGAATCGTATTTCGCAACAATGGCCCGAGCACAAGGCAACGGCTTCGCGCTGTCAGCTGACACCCTCGGAAACCAATGCAACACCATCTTCGCAAACTTCGGTTTCCTAGTTGGCACCCTCTCCGGCTTCGGCACCGGCACATCATTCGCCGCCACAACCCTCAACGGCACAATCGGCGACTGGGTAAACCTTGCCACCCTGACAATGAACGGCCGCATGAAAGACAGCGGCAACTTCGGCCTGACGATCTACAACCAGTACTACAAAGCCACCAACGTCTTCAACAACTTTTCAGACGTTCGCGGCCCGTCAACCAACCCATACACCGAAATCACCTTTGACTCGCTCGCCGACAACTACTACACCCAAGTCGCCGTCGACCCTGAATCGTTCGCCGAACAGCGCGTCCAAACCGGCGCGGCCCCATACCGAACCTACAAAGTCAACACCCTGAACGCCTCGACCGGCCAGGCCCTCGACTACGCCAACTACCTACTGGCCACCTACCAAAACCCTGCGCTCGCCATTTCGTCATTCCGCGTCTTTCTGAATGACACGGCCTTCAACCCGTCCTACGGCTGCGGCGACATCGCCACCGAGGTTGCCGTCACATTCCGCGGCACGACTTACCAATGCATCATCGAAGGGGCCGCGTTCTCTGGCACTCCGCAGGGCGGCGTTTATGCCACCTATTTCGTGTCTGGGGCAGATCTGAACAACTACCTATTGCTCAATAACGCTGTCTATGGGCGGCTCAATTTCAACAAACTGGGGTACTAAATGGCGATAAAAACATTCACGACCGGCGAGGTGCTGACGGCCTCAGATACCAACAACTTCCTGGCTAACGCTGGCCTGGATTACATCACGCAAGCGTCATGGACAACCGGCGGCGTAGTTGCTGTAAATAACTGTTTTACGTCTAAATATTCTTCCTACCGCCTTGTAGTTCGCAACGCTAAACATGCCACCACGGCGGTCAGCGTGCTATTCCGTTTGCGTGTCGGTGGCGTGGACAAAGGCACAAACGGTTACTATTACGGCCACTATAGAGTCCCGCTGGACGGCTCTGCCGGTGTCCAAGACAGCGGCAATAATGTTGCCTTTATCGTCCCAGGTCTTGTTGCAGCGGTGTCAAACGCTGGCGCTTGTTCAATGGACATTTATGACCCACAAAAAACCGCCATTACGTCAGTTACTTATCAAGGCTTGTGGCCTGCCACAACTTCCGCTAGCGGCCCTATAACTGGCGGTGGCTTTCTCAATGACAGCGTGGCTTATGACGGTTTCAGCCTGACAGCCAACACCGGAAACTTCACATCGCTCACCGTCTACGTCTACGGCTACAGGGAGTCCTAATGAAACCCACCATTACAGAACACGACGCCCTCACCGGCATCACCGTCGGACGCGACATGACCGACGAAGAATACGAAGCCCTAATCGCTAGCGGCTGGACACCAGAAGGAGAAACCCAAGAATGATCTTCCGCATCACCTTCGTGGTGGTGCTCTTTTCCGTGCTAATGATCGCCTGCGGCGATCGCTATAGGGGCATTTGCCAAACCGAAACCACCCTCATCACCAAAAACAAGGCCCTAGCCGCCACCGGCTCCACGATCTACGGCGACACCTACGTCGAGGCCCGCACATGCTAAAACGCCGCGCCCGCTACACCGCCCAAGAACTCAACGTCCGGCTCCGTTTCATCGTCGGCCTCGTTTTGGCAGCTGTGCTCACGTTCATGATGTGCGCCATGCTCTACGGCCTCTTGTTCGTCTACCAGGGCGACCAGTTGACCGCCGTCGACGCCGAGTTCTTCAAACTCATCAGTCCCGTCGTCATGTTCTTGACCGGCACCCTTTCTGGCGTAATGATCGCCTCTGGGTCCCGTGACAAGGACGGCGACGGCATCCCAGACACCGAGGACACCCCCACATGAAATCCGCATCATTCAGCGTCGGCACGACCGCCGTCCAAATCGTCGCATCGTCAGTTTCCGCCCAGGACGTCTACGTTCACGTCGAGGGCAACGGCACCGTCTACGTCGGCGGCGCAACCGTCACAACAGCCACCGGCCTACCAACCCAAAAACACACCACCCCCATCAACTTCTTCGTCCCACGCGGCAACGAGCTGTGGGCAATCGCCACAACCACCCAAGACGTCCGCGTCATGACCGAAGGAGCCTGACATGGCCGTCCGCAAAAAAGCCGCCTCCCCCAAAACCGAAGCCGCCCCCAAACCAGCCCCAGGCAAATGTGCGCTCCCGTACACCGGCAACACCGACGCCACCCC